GTACGCATCTAGATTTTGGTGCGGGCAGAAGTACTACAGGCGGCAGATGCGCCGCGAGTCCACCAACTTGGTGGTGTGTTCGTCCTGCTTCGACGGCGCCTACGATCTTAAGCGCCACCCGCAGAACAAGCCGCCCCGGCCCCGCCTAGAATCCAAGAAGGTTCCCGACGGGCGCCCGCTACAAAATCTAGATGCGTACCTCGCCAAAGAAGATATGGGGTTCCTGCTGACCGAAGACAACAATTACATACTCGTGACGCCCGTTCAATGGAATCCGTCTATGAGTTCGCCGGAATAAGGCCATGGAACTTTCTGCTATGTGGAAATTCATTTCAGATGTTCTATTGCCGTTAGCTCTAGCTTACGCTGCCTATCTGCACAAGGAATTGAAGACCATGGAACAGCGAATTGAAAAGCTACACGACCAGCACCATCAGCACGTAGCCCAGGTCAACAAGGACTTTGCAACGCGCGAGGTAGTGAGCGATCTTGAAAATAAGCTAACAATTGTGTTAAATAGAATCGACGATAAAGTAACACGAATCCTTCAGGAGCGCAAGTAATGCCCTCTACATACGATCCACTCTTAAGGCTTGAGCTTCAGGCGACTGGCGAAAACGCCACCACCTGGGGCACCAAGACCAACAACAACCTAGACCTGATTGCCACCGCAATCGCAGGCACAGCCATTGTCAGCGTCTCATCGGGTGACACGACCCTTTCGACTGCCAACGCGGCAACCGACCAAGCCCGCGCAGGCATCCTCCTAGTCCAAGGCACCCTGACTGGCAACGCCAATATCATCGTGCCCTCCTCACCCAAGACCTATGCGGTCGTCCGCCAAACCACTGGCTCCTTCGACATCGTCGTCAAGAACGCCGGAACGGGCGCGACCCTCCCGCCAAGCGGCAACGAAATTGTCATTTGCACTTCCGCTACTTGCGTCGGTCTTATCGGCGGCTTGACAGCCAACGTCTCTACCCTTCAGGTCCAAGTGAACGCCGTCTCTGCCGCCCTGACATCTGCCAACAACGTAGTGTCTGCCTTGGAAGTGCGGGTCAGTAGCGTATCTGCTCAGACCTCCGCCCTGCAAGTACAACTCAACGCCGTGTCTGCTCTAGTCAGCGCCGTCAACGCCTTGAACATTCGTATCATCGAGTAACCATGTCGGCAACGCTCCAAGACCAGCGCCTCACAGAACTAAATTTCAAAGTTGGTGTTATTAAAGAAAACACCGAACTGGACGCCTCTGGCCACTGGATTGACGCTGACAAAATTCGCTTCCGCTTCGGGCGCCCCGAACTCATGGGCGGCTGGCAGCGCCTTGTCGACCCTTCACAGGACGACAAAATCGTGGGCGTTCCCCGCCTTATAGACACGTTACGCAATCGCCTCGGACAAGCAGCCGCGTTTATTGCCACACACCAAGGCGCCTTTTCCAGCGAGCTTTCTACCTTCTACAACATTACTCCGCGCGTGTCAACTCTTGCCACTTCCAATATTCTGTCGACGACGGCAGGCTCGACAAACGTAATCGTATCCGTATCTTCGCATGGCCTAACCGACGGCACTCTAGTAGAAATTGTTTCGGCTGCTGCAACCATTGGTGGCAACGTCCAAGTCAACACAATATCATCTGTATCTGCCATGTTTGATGTAAGCGTCATAAACCTTCATAGCTTCGCCATCGACACGGGCACCACAGCGGCGGCAACTTCGATTGCTACTGGCGGCAACATCACCATTGGCTTCTGCTACAACGCTGGCACCCAAAATACCACCCAACTAGTGGGCTGGGGAACGGGCTTTTGGGGTGGCAACTTTGGTTGGAACGGAAGTGGCGGCACCGTAAACTCACCCCTCCGCACTTGGTCCGCCGATCTGTGGGGTAGTGATCTTCTGGTAGTTCCATCCGAGGGTCCGCTCATGTATTGGAATACCAGCGCGGGCATCACATCTCCAATGACCATCGTTACGGCGGCCCCCTCAGTCAACCAGATTGTACGTGTAGCTTCAGAAGCCCGGCACGTTCTCCTCTACGGAACCCACGACGTAAGCGGCAGCTACGATCCACTTTTGATCCGGTGGTGCAGCCAAGAAGACTTCACAGACTGGACGCCTTCAGGCATTAACAACGCAGGCGATTACCCACTACCAAGCCGTGGCTCCGAAATCCTTGCTGTCAACCGCGTCAGCGATAAGACCGCGATCCTGACTGACTCGGACCTCTACATCCAATCCTATATCGGCGGCAATGACGTCTTCGGTTTTGTTGCGGCAGGCGAGCAGTGTGGCGTGATTGCCCGCAACGCGGCCATCGAATACCGAGGCACCCTCTATTGGATGTCAAACAACGGTCAGTTCTACCAATACAATGGTCGCGTCCAGCCACTTCCCTGCACGGTGCTGCGCTTCATCTATGACAACCTAAATCAAAACAACATAGACAAAATCTACGCAGCAGTCAATTCCACGTTCGACGAAATCATGTGGTTCTATCCGTCCATAAATTCACCCGACGGCGAGAATGACCGCTACGTAATTTACAACACCTCCGAGCGGCACTGGTCTATTGGCACCATGGCCCGCACGGTATGGGAAGACGGCGGCACTTTCAACTACCCACTAGCCCTCGGCACCGTACCTTCCGACTTCTACTATCAAGAATACGGCTACACAGCCGACACGTCGGCCCTGGCTGCCACCCTTGAAAGCGCCTACTTCGATACGAACGACGGCAACACCATCATGTTCGCCAACAAATTTGCGCCCGACTTCAGCAACATTTCCGATAACACGCCCTACAATGGCGCCCTCAATATCTCGTTGCAGGCTCGCAAATATCCGGGCGGCACGGTCACAACCAAAGGCCCCTTCGCCGTGACGGGCACCACCCAGAAAGTGTCGACGCGCCTACGCGGACGGGAGTTTGCCATTCAAATCCAATCCTCGACTTCGTCAAATATGCCGTGGCGGATGGGGAAATTCCGCATGGCTATCGAACCGGACGGCCTACGATGACCCGGCGTATCTCCTCGCGCACCCTTCCGTCAGCCCCCAATGACTGGGATGAATCCTCCAAGGCTGCCTGGAACGCACTGACAACTGTGCTACAGCAAAGCGACCTTTTTGACCAGGGCCGCCGCACCCGTCCCGAATTCATAATTCAGGGCACTGTCAGCGCGCCCACCACCCTTGACATGAACAGCCCCTCCGTCACTGTCCTCACCAACGTAGTTGGCAAGCTGCTGCAAGCCCTTAATTCCAGCAACTTCGTTGACGTGAAGTAGGGTTTATTTTCAATGAAATCCATGGTATAATGTCATCGAGAGGCACCTAAATGTCAGAAACCTTCTTCAATCCCGATCTAAAAATAAAGCCTGGAGGCGATGAATACGCCACCATGGGAGGTATTTCTGTGGGTGTGCCAGGAACTCCTACTTATCGCGAAAAGCCCATGGTACTTCCGGGCGGAGACATCATCTACTCTGACATGGGACCGGGTAGCGGAGGTGCGCCTCCCGCTGGGCCTGTTAACATGGGACCGGAGAGCGGCGGCGGCATGATTCGCTACTTACCCCCTGAAACGAAACCGGGCGGTATCGACTCTATTGGTGATGAGAACTTTTTTAATCCCGATCTAAACGTCGAGCCGGGCGGCGATACCTTTAGAACCATGGGGGGCCTCGATGCACTACCCGCCGAAAGCTCGCCTCCTGTCGATCTTAACAAGTTTATTGGGTCGGCTGCCCAGCTTGCCCAACTCTATCCGGGTAGCCAGAACCGCCCACAATATACTCCTGGCCTGACTGATCTGCGCTTTACCCGGAGCTTCCAAGGCGTATCCCCTAGCGGCAGTGCCTACACGCCCTCTGGTGCAGGAGCCGCGCCCGGCCCCGATCCCAACAAGATCGTCTATCAACAGCCCCTCCCCAAGTATGACAGCGGCAACCTAGACGCGGCGCTTATGGGTGGCCTGCTCGGCATGGATTGGTCGGGCGCCTACGACGACTACCTCAAGAAGCTAGAAGCTCAGACTCAAGACGTCAACATCTCCAACGTCTTCACGCCGACCAATACCTTTACTCCGACGGTTGACACCGACATTGATGTCAGCCCGACCATTAGCAATGTCAATACCGTTAGCCCCAACATCAACGTCAGCCAAACTCAGACGCAAGGGCAGACCCAGAACCAGCAGCAGTCGCAGGGCGGCGGGCTTGACAGCTTTCAAGACCAGACCGACACTGATTTTGATACAAGCGACTTCTCTAATTCGTTCATGGACTACATCCGTAACTTGCCGCGTTCCACACTTCAGCAAATCCTTGAGCAGGTTACAGGCACTACTAGCGTCAGTCCATCCGTTTCTGTACGCACCAGCAC